AAGGTTTACAAAGACAGTAAGGGTAATCGCACCATAGGGATTGGCTTCAATCTTGAAGATGCGTCTAATCGCAAGTTCCTTAAGCAGGAAGGTATCAACATCAACGAGTTGTTTGCTGGCAGAGAGTTGACCGACAAGGAAACAAAGACTCTTTACAACCGCAGCCTAACGCAAGCATTCAAGGATGCACAGTCATATGATCCTAACTTTGCCAAGAGGCCAGAAGCCGTAAAGATGACTTTGGTCGATATGGCATTTAACCTTGGCTTGACAAAACTAAATAAGTTTGTAGAAATGAAGAAGGGTCTTATGAATAATGATTACAATATGGCCGCAGATGAAATGGTTGATAGCAACTGGTACAAACAAGTTAAGTCCAGGGGACCTAGAATGGTTCAAGTAATGCGTTCCGCAGTTAGATAATGCAAATACAAGACGATATTAAAACGCTTCATAACTACGAAGCATTCGCTAGATTTATTAAGATGATCCACGAGCTTCGTGAGGAGACTATTGAAGAGTTACACGAAGCATCTGTAGATGGGATACAACAGGTTTCTGGTCGCATTATTACCTATGACCAAATACTCCAGTTAGTAAACTGGAATGAACTATCCAAGAAACATTTGGATAGAATGTAAGCACTGTGTTATAATGCGACTATCGCCATCGCTCGGCGTTAATGAGTGGATCAATTATGACAGAAGAAATAGCAACTGCTGACGCTGAGGCAGGTAAAATATCAGTGGACAAATCAAATATATCCGTCACGGATTTCGCACAGCGACGAATTGGTGAGCTTACTCCAGGGACTGAACAGCCCAAGGAAGAAGAACCCCAAGAAGCCCCTGAGCAGGAGAACGAGGAGGTAGAAGAAGTATCAGAGGTTGAAGAGCAATCTGAAGCCGAAGAGACTGAAGAAACCGCCGAGGAATCCCAAGAATCCGAAGATGTTCTTTCACAGTTGGACTTGGACGATATGTCCGAGGAGGATTTGCGCGAACTAGCAGACAAGCTAGGTAGCCGTGCTGTAGCTCGATTCGGTGAATTGACTGCAAAACGCAAGGCTGCCGAAGAAAAGCTTACTCAGTTAGAGGCACAACTCAAAGAGAAGCCAAACCCATTAGAAGCAAAAAAGGTTGAAAACAACCCATACGGGAATCTAGATACTATAGATAAATTACAAGAGAAATCCGCTGAGGTTGACCAAGTAGTTGAATGGGCTGAAGACTTAATCTTTGAAAGTGATGGCTACGGCGCAGATGATATAGTAACCACAGTTGAGGGTAAGGATTGGACAAAGAAGGATGTTCGACAGGCTTTATTGAAAGCCCGGAAGGCACAGAAAACTTTTCTTCCCGCCCAACTAAAACAAGTTCAGGCCCAAGAACAGGGAGAAAAGCTCACAGAGCAATTCAACCAGCAAGCCAAAAAAGAACTAGATTGGTTGGATGGGAACGACAATGACTTACGCAAACAATTTGAGGCTACTGTAGGTGATGATAGATTCAAGAAGTTAAAAACTGTCTTGAAACGTGAAGCACCAGATGTTGCTGCTCAGTTGGACTATTGGTTCGCCCATGCTACAAATAGCATATATGGACGCAAACCAGTAGGTCAAACTAAGAAGGCTCCTACGCTCAATCCTCCAAGAACAGGTAATCCAGCCTCTGCCCAATCCGAGAAAGGAATGGGAAGAACTGCCAAGGCTCTAAAAGAATTAGAAGCCAGGTTCAAAGAGACGGGTAATGCAAAAGACTTTGCTGCTCTTCGAAGACTCAAAATGAGCACTAGCTCATAACACAATAACTCATTAATAATCATTAATTACAATGTCATTCTCAAATACATTCGATACTACCAATACAGGTTCGGGTGTCTCTAACCGCGAAGACTTGACTGATGTCTTGACTATCCTCGCTCCCGAAGAGACTCCTATCCTTTCGTCTGCTAATAAAGAACGCGCCTCCGCAACTAATGTTGAGTGGACTGTTGACAGCCTTTCGGCTCCACAGACTACTGGCATTTCCGAAGGTGCTGATGTTACAGCATTCACTGACAAATTCGCTGGTCGCGCTCGCCTTGGCAATCGCGTTCAAAAATTCCGTCGTGACTACATGGTTTCTGATCTGCAAGAAGCAGTCGATTCCGTTGGTCCCGCTAAGATTGCTCAGGCTGAAGCCAAAGCTATCCGTGAGCTAAAACGTGACGTTGAAGCTACACTAGCTGGCACTCAGGATTCAACTACAGAAAACGGTGCAGGTACACCTAACGCCCTTCGTGGTCTTGGTGACTGGCTCGATTCTGCTGGTCCTGCTGATGTCCCTGCGGCATTCCGCACACCTGCTGGAAGCATTCACGCAACTGGTACTAACTTCTCGGAGTCAGTTCTTAATGATCTCATTAGTTCTATATTCCGCGTAACTGGTTCTGCAAACAACCTCATGCTTGTTGCTGACACAGCACTTCGCCAAGTTATTGCTGACTTTGCTCGTCTTGACGCAGCAGGTGCAGCAGGAGCTAACGTAGGTGTTCGCTCAGTTAACTACGATGGTAACAGCAGCTCAATCAAACTATCCGTTGATCTTTATCAAAGTGATCACGGTGTTGTTTCAATCGTAAACGGCAACCCCGACTGTATGCCAGCCGTAACAGGTGGTACTGCAAATGGTGCTGGTTACCTTGTTAACCCTGAGTACTACGGTGTTCACGAGCTTATCCCAATGGGAAGCACTCGCCTTCCAAATCTTGGTGGCGGTGAGCGTGGTTTCGTTGACTGTGCATTAACACTAGGTGTTTACCACCCTGGCGCACACGGTTACATCCAAGCAATTACCTAACCCTTAACTAAAGGAGATATAATATAATGGCTAAATTAACCGTAAATGAATTAAGTGGTGATTTCACTCACGTGCTTACTCTATCCGCACAAGACATCGTTAACGCAAGCACTAACCAAACTATCTGGGGACAAATCCCAGCCGGTGGTGCAGTTGACGTTGCCTTTGCTGTTGAGTCCGTAGCTCTTGTTGGAGCTTCTGACATCACGCTTGAAGTTGGTACTGGCACTAATGACGATACACTTATCGATAACTTCGACATCGACGCTAACGCAGGTGCTACTGCATACAACACTGGAACAGACTTCATTCAAAGCAATGGAGATACAACAGTTAAAGCAGGAGCTTCTCCTGTTGCTGGTTCTGGTGGTGCTGCTGCAACGAACCTTATCTATAAGTTCGGTGGCACAGTTGCTAACCTCACTGCTGGTGAAGTTATCATTGGTGTTCGTGTATTCGACCCAATGCGCTTCTCTGCAAGCTAATTAAATACTGGTTGGGGGGCGAAAGCCCCCCGCCTTTTTTAATATGGATATCATTGTTCCTAACCTAAAGCGGTACTCTGATGGCGAGATTGATCGCGCCTTCATGAATGAAATCACAAATGGTTTCAAGTTAGAGCGAGAAACCGAACAACAAAGGGTTGCAGGTGCAGCCAAAGAAGCTAAGAAACTAAAGGGGACAGTTCACCCAGTTCTTGGCAAACCAGTTGCCAGTATTCCACCCAGAGAATACTTTCGACTAATAAAGAAGTACGGTCAAGAGACTGTGCATTCTAAAGAATTTTTAAAGTATTACAATAAGAAGTTCCCGGAACTTACTCCAAATAAAATATAATGCAGACCAGAACCTACGGCGACCTATTTAAGATAACATCAGGACTTATAGGAACTGGTGGAGAACTTGATGTAACTGAACAGGATCAGTTAAGTCACTTCATTAACCGTAGGTTCCAACAAGCGTTTGATGAAAGTCCAGTATGGCCTAGATATTTTGTTTCCTCCGAAGAAAGGACATTAGTTCTTTACGAACTATCTGGTGCAACCTCTAGCACTAGCACATCGGTAAATGGGAAATATAAATTTTTTGGTATTAACTCTGGAAGTTTTGAGGGCGGGGGAACATCAAAGGCTGATACCAATATCTACCAAAATACGGATTCAACAACAACTTTTATTTATAAAAACTCATCTAACGCTTGGGTTGTTGCTACTGGTATTAGTCCAACTGACACAAGATCATCGGATGGAAAAATATCGCTTAATGCCGCGGGAACTGCTCAATTTACTGAGGTAGATACAACTAAAAATGATGCGGTAGAAGATGTAACAACTTGGACCCCACGCGCTGGTTCTAATCTTCTTTCGGTAGTTAAAAAATATATAGTTCCTTACGCTGAGGGAGGAATACTTACTAGCGATTCTGCAAAAACAACCATCGGTGATTTTAATCGCATTCACCGCAAGAGAGCATTTGTAAACAACTCAGCTATTGAATACGAGTTCTTTGTAGATTTTGATGGAGCTAATTTACTAAACATTTCTAATACAAATGACACATCGGCATTTGTTTCCTACAAGAAGCAGTTCACTCCCTTTACCGTCACCTCGGATTACTACAATTCTGCAGTAGAAGTTCCGGGTGAGTTCTTTAATTACATTGCTCACGCTGTATATGCTGACTTCCTGCGGGTGCAGAACAGACAGGAGCAAGCCCTAGCCGAAGAGCAGGTGGCTCAGACCTATCTAGCCTTGGAGCTAGAAAAGATAGATATTCGATCTAACAACAACACAATTAACAAACGATTCTCGACTTACGTTAATCGGCAATCTAGATAGTAACCCCCTGTGATATAATACACAATTATGGCAAGTTCAAGAAATAACGCACTGGAGTTCAGCTCCGTAGGTTCAATAGTAATCAATGCTGCTGACGGTGCAACCGCTGGTACGTTTGGAGCTATCCAGTTCCTGAAGGATTCAACCCTTTCAGCATTGACCGCTACTAATGTAGAAAATTCTGCCGACCTCCTTACATCCTTTGGAGCAGGTACAATTATATATGGTAACTTTACTTCCGTAACCGTAAGCGGTGCTGGCAGCTTAGTGCAACTACACAAGGTCTAATATGCATATTAGCCTTGACTCAGCCCTGGGTCAGCAGCGCAGGCTGAACTCAGTAGGAGAGAGCATTACACAGATTGCTCCTGATCCTGCGGCGGCATACAGCCTCCGTAGTCTTACTGGTGGTGATCCTAAGGTTGTGCGTGTGCGCAGGGGAAGCGACAACCACGAGCAGGACTTCACAGCGTCCGACGTATCTTCTGGTGCGTTGCAGGACTTTGTAAATGCTCAAGTGGTAGCACCTCTGGACATACAGGCACTGAGTGCAACGGGCCGTGATGGTGACTTCCTTATTGCTAAGGCGGCTTACTCACTTCGTAGCCTAGGGACACGTCAGGCTACCGTAACATCAAGTGGTGATACCGATGGCGATACATCAGGTAAATTTGTATGCCAAGTAAGAAAAGACCAAACAAGCAACTCGGATGATACTAAATCATTTACAGCTACTGAAGTTAGCGATGGAACGCTTGTAGATTTTGTTTTAGGTAACACCAAATCTCTTTTAAACAGTAGGGCTTACTTTGATGGGTCAAATGATAATGTTAAGCTGACAAGTGAAATAAATTTAACTGGAGATTTTTCTCTTGAGTATTCATTTGTTGTTACTGAGGCAACGCAACAAATTATAGGTAAAGAAACTGGGGGTAGTTATATCCGAGCGCAAGGCACTAATGGAATACATCTTTTTAGAATCCAGACTGACGGCAGTGCAGTAAACTTAACTTTAACTTCGACCTTAAAATACAGCGAAGCAAACACTATAAAATTAAAACGAGTTTCTGGAAAGTTTGGAATTTACAATGAAAGTGATGTTTTAATTTCTAATGAATCTACTCTTAGTGATACTTTTACTGTTAGTTCATTTGGAAGAGCTAGAGGTGGTTTTGCTAAAGGAGTTATTTACAATATTAGAATTGATACAAATAATGACGGAACAATTAACCACAGCTACAACGGATACGGAAACACCTTATCCGATTGGACGGATTTAGTCGGAAGCAATAATGCTTCTGCTGTTAATGGAAGCCCTGCTCTGTTTACAGGACAAGACCAAGACGGCTTTGTTAAAACTTGGTATGACCAAAGTGTAAGCGACCAAGCAGGAGATACAGCAACAGGTAATCACGCAACTCAAGCAACTGCTGCGAACCAGCCTAAGATTGTTAGTGCTGGTTCTTTGATTACTGGCGGTGTTCTATTTACTGGTTCTAGCGAAGGCTTGCAAATAGCTAGTGCTAGCACTTTAGGAATAGATGGATCAAATAATAGGTCAATTTTTTCTGTTCTTAAAACAACATCAGGAACAGATGGTTTTGTGCCTTTTGGTACTGATTCTTCTGGGGGTACTTCTACTGCATATAGACATCGCTCTTCTAATACTAACGGTCTATCTAGGGTAGAAATTCAAGGTTCAGGATTTGAAGGTGCAGATATTTCAGATGGTAATACTCATTTATTTTCTAGTATATTAGATGGAACTCAATTACAGAATGTTTCTATATTTGTAGACGGAAGTGAAACCTCAGGCAGCGGAACAGCTACACTTAATACCGCTAATAATAATTTCTTTATTGGTAGCATCAATGGTTCACTTTCTGAAAATACTGGAACCTTGGCAGAATTAATAGTATATGCCTCTAGCCAAACAGACAACCGCACAGCCATTGAAGCTAACATCGGTGAAGCCTACAGCATTGACCTACCATCTGGCGTAGACCCAGGGTTTGACCAAGTGGACGGCTTTGTAGAGACTTGGTATGACCAGTCAGGCAATGGCAATAATGCCGTGCAAGCAACGGCTGCAAATCAACCCAAGATTGTTAGTGCTGGCACTTTATTGAATGAATTAGACTTCGATGGAACTGAAGATATAGCGTTAGCAACAGGAAGTTTTTCTCTGACTCAGGCTTATACTACCTTTAGCGTTAGTCATGCAGACGATGCTTCTACCGCCCAAGGCGTTTGGTCAACTGCATCAAGTATTACTGGTGCTTTTAACGCAGTAAGTTTGTTTAGAAATGATGACGGATTTGCCGTTAATTCTGGAACTACTATTACAACAGCGGGAACTATTGATTATGTTGCTGACCGCACCTATCTTCAAACTAATGTTGTAAACGGAGCAAGTTCTTCAATATTTGTAGATGGAGCTACTGGTGTAACTGGCAATGCAGGTTCAACCAATCCGAGTGGTATATTAATTTTAGGTTTCTACCGAGCTGGTGGCGGTAACCAAAATTTAGACGGAGGAATCAAGGAGTTAATTATCTATGACTCCGACCAAACCTCAACCCGTTCTGCCCTTGAAACTAACATCGCCGCCGAGTACGGCATAACCCTTTCATAATGCTCTATCTAATATACGCAAGCAAAGAGGCCGCCATTGAGCGAGCCGACGAAGAAGGCAAGGAGATTGGCTTTGATTACTGGGTCGAGGACAATGGCATAGGCACACGCTGGCTTACCTATCCTAACGAGACTATTGACCACACCTGGGCATTGGACGTAACGGACTACGACCTTGATGATTCCGAGAAGGCATCAACCGTTAATCACTACACACCTCTGCCTGACCCTGACGAAGACTAAATGCTATGCAAGATATTATCTACAGATCAACAA